TTAAACAACATTCAAATTAAACTTAGCGTCATTACCATCAAGCAGCGCCTTTGTATTGTCTATATTATTCTCATACACGTGCACATTACCTAAGAACAGATTAATGCTCTTGAGTGGCAGCGCAATCTGTTTACTTATCAAATACAAGTGATAGATGTCCGATGGCAAGCCTAGATTAGCGTCAGAACTGCGCTGATACGCACTCACTACAAGCTTTCCGTTCTCTATTTGGAACTGAATAAGGCTCAAGCAAGGTTGCTGATTACTCTCTGTGTTGTTAGAACCTAGAAACAATACATAATTCTTTGACGTGCGTTTTTCTTTGTTGATCTTCTCTAATAACTTTGGCAATTGCTCAAAGTACGTTGGATAACTATTTACTAGAATAGGACCGCAATAATCCCACCAACTAACTCCTATATCCCTGTAGGCTTCCGTGGAGCGTTCTCCTGCCATAAACAAGCCTAATTCGTCTCTTAACTTCTTTTTTGCAACTGCGTGGCTCTCAAACAAAACTAAGAGGTCTAGCGGCTTTAATTCTAGTGATTGATTCAAAAGATAGGTGATTGAGCCTTTTTTATTGTTTTGATTCTTACCTTTTTCAAGGATTTTACTAAGCATTCCATGATACTTGTTCATTTTTAATTCGATTTTTGATTGATGATTGATTATTAATTTTAATTTGATTTACTTTGCGCTACCACAGAATTATTAAAATAGCAAAGCCACAGCATAGAAGACTTATGTCCTCCAACGCTGTGGCTTCGTGCTATATTTTTAAATTCTGTGGTAAGAGTTGAAAATGTTGGAGGACTATTTTTTACTTCCTGTACTCCTGAGATTCTGTATTTTTTAAGTTGTTTTTTTTAAACCCAATCCCCGTTAGTTTTGTCACTCACAACTCCAATTGGAACAGCGCGAAACCAACTATTTGAACCAACAAATGCTAGCGCTGCTATACTTAAACTAACAGATGGAATTAAAGTGCCCGCTGTATTTACACGAATTATTCCGCGAATAATTGCATTTCCAGTAGTAATCGCACTGTTACTTACTAAAACTACAGCAGATTGAACCGTAGCGACAACCAACTCCGCTGTAGACGGTGTTCCAAGCGTATCAGCTTTATCAGATAATGCCGTGTAACTCATATTTGCAATTCCAGCCGTGCCTAAAAATCCAAAACCAAAGTTTCCTAAAACAGCAGACATTGCTGATAATGTGAATTGACATTCAAAAAAATAGCTGGTATTTGCAGCAACATTCAATGCTCCTAATGTAGAAGCATTGAATAATTTTTGCAATGATGTTTGTGAAACTAAAGGGTACGCAGCATTCGAAAACACATAACTCTCCAGGGATTTAAGCGTTAATTTTGTTGCAAACAAATCAAAACTTTGTATTACACCTAAAGAATCAAGAAAAAACAACTTTTTATCTTTAATATTTATAGCTAGTTCCCCCGGAGCTAACCCAGTTGGGATAACTCCAGTTACGGAACTTTTTTTTATTTTAATCACGTTGGACATAATTAAAATGTTCCTCCGTCAATCGTTGAATTGCCATCTAATTTTGTTCCTATTAAAGTTGTAATTGTATTGGAGAAATTAGCATCATTACCTAAAGCAGTGGCTAATTCTGCCAACGTATCTAATGCAGCCGAAGATCCATTTACCAAGGCGTTAATTTGAGCAGTCACATAGGCATTAGTTGCATACAATGCTGCATCAACACCACCTAACTGTTGTGAATTATCAGAATTATCAACCCTACCATTGTTATTGGTATCGTAAATGCTTTTCAACATATCCCCCGATATATCAACGATTGTGGAAGCATCTTTTTTCCAATAAATTTTGCTGTCTGGGATGACCAAACACATTTCGCCTATTGCTAAATTTGATAAGGCTGGCGCTCCAGCTGTTAATTTCCTTTTAATTAAAATTGTATTCATAATTTTATTTTTATTTATTAGTAAAAATATCCGCCATCTACGCTTGTAGGAACCAGGCTCAATAGCCATTCTGATTCTAGGCCTACAAATCCATTTTCAATCGCACTTTGATACGCTGATTTGCCTTGAATTCCAGCTTTTCCTTTTTCGCCTAATTGAAAAATAGTTGTAACCGTTCTTGTTACATTTTGCGAAATCGAAACGTTAAAATGATTTACTTGCTGACCAATAGTCACGTGATATCTAGTCACCTTTTGAACTAATGTAACTTGGTATTTGGTTATATTTTGATAGATTGTTGCTATCATTTATGAAACGTCTTGAAAAATTCGCCATTCGCAATCAGTAATTGTTTCCACTCTGCCTTCTGGACTAGTCAACTCTACGTCAGATATGTAATTGTTTGCTCTTACGTCCATTATTCGTGCTGCAAAAAGAAGCTTTCCCTCAATACCATTAGGTATTGTTATCGTATCATCTTCGGTTTTAAATTCAAATACCATACTTGATTCCCGACTTGTTTTGAAACGTGCTAACGCTGTATATCCAGTAATATCTTTCGGTGTTCGCACTTCAACTTCATCGACAATCTTTACATCCTCGATGAGTAGAACCATTCCATCCCATGTATCGCCACGGCGGTGATCTGCTATTTTATTTATTGTTGGTGTCATTACTGTAAATTCATTAAGATTAATTCGCGAACTGTCATAGGTTCATAACCAAAAACAAGATTATTAAAAACTGCATTAATATCAGGATCAGTTTCTCCATTAATGGCAGTAACCAGATCAGCTTTCTTACCCGTTTTTAGATAATATTCATAGGTGGCGGTATATCTCGCATAAAGCAACGCATACAAATTTGGGTTTTTAGCCTGCAAATAATCATCCGCACTACGACGTTCTTCTTTTAATATTTGCCTTTGTTTTTGACTTGAAAAACCAACAACCGTCTCCGTGCCATCACCTACAAACACAGGCTGTAAATCAAAATACTCTGGTTGCTTGTTTTTTGAGTAAGCGATTTCACAAGCCCAATCCAAATAATGAATTGTTTTTCCAACTCCTAGAAATATGTTTGGCCACTCAACACCATTATGTGTGTGCGTACCGTATAATTTCTCATACGTTATCCTGATGGCTTCCTTGTCTTTTTCAGCATAATAGGATTTTGAAACCCATTGCCCTTTCATGTCAATAATCTTCTCTTTTGTGGTAAAAAAAGAAAGGTTGTCAAAATTTATGTCACTTAGGGTATTACCAAGTGTTTGGTACTTATCCAAGTAATTCTCTAATACTATTTGTGCGTTCATAATTATTTTTTTATGGTAATACTATATATTTTACATTATATATGTCGGCTTGACCCACTTTCACCCTCATTAACAAATTATTGTCTAAAATGGTAAATGTTCTTTGGAGTGCGTTGTTTATGTATAAATACATTATGCTTCCCGTGTATCTCATTTCGAAAACAATATCTTTCCAGCCGCCCGGCGCGCCAATACCGTGATTAGAATAGCTTGGAAGTCTAACTTCAAACTGACTATATATTCCACCCTCTGCGGTATTGTAAATAGCTTTAAAAGTGTATATATCAAGCCCTGTAACAACATCATATAATTCCACAACGTATGAATTTATTGCAGTGCCTAAAGGCGAAGGTTTAAAACTAAATCTAAGCGAAAATTTTTCATTTTTTTTAAGTTCATAATTCCATACCGCGCTACCTATTGAGCCGTAAGTGACCGTAGACAAAGCGTTATCTTCTATAAGAATAGGACTTACTATGTTAATCCATTCGCTTGTTATTGGCTTGTGGGTAACTCCTAAATAAATAGACAAAGCATTGTTAAAAACTGCCTGAATACCATTGTTCAAAGTCACCGAAAATAATCCTTCAGCTGCTCCCGTTGTGACATTAACCTTAACTAAATTATCACTTACAAACGTGATATAATTAATTGTTTGCCCTACAATTGCCACAGTCATAGTAGGAGTAAAAAAAGCCCCTTTTAAAGTGAAATTTGTGGTTGTGCTTGGCAATGTGCTGTCAGGTATTAAAACTTCTAAATAAGGAGCCGGTGCTGTTGCAATCGTGTACATTTTCAAGTTTCCGTTTGCATCGGTGCTTAAAACTTTATTCGTTGGTAATTGTCCATCATTTCTAGTACTTGGATAATTGCTTAATTTTATATCCTTATTCAATAAATCAGTTACTTCAAGAACATCAGCTGCAACAATAGCAGCTTGACCAACTCCAAAACTTCTACCTCTTAAATTCAATTCAAAAATTCTTCCTGTATCAGTTAAGTTATACTTTACAATTTCGCTTGCTCCAACCACAAGAACCGGGTTAAGCGCATTGATGTAAGTAACAAATCCCGCTACATTTTGCGTGGCTAATGCAGTTGAAAGAATTGGTTTAACAGTTGTGGTAATGTTTGCCAATCCTTCAAGTTTTGTTATTTCGCTTGCATTTATAAGGCGTTCGCCTGCTACTTTATCTACTTTGTTTGTTGTCAAACCATCAACCAAACCCTTCAAAGTTTTACCCATTTCTGCCGTCAAGGCTTTCGTGGTTCCGCCAGTAGTCAAGTCATTAACCAAAATCGTACTTAGCGAAGTTTGCACGTTTTCAATAGCATCGACTAACTCCTGAACAGTGTCTAAATTAAGATTGTCAGAAGTTAGCAATACATTAATTGCGTTGATCTGAGTTTTTAATGTTTTGACCGTTTCGGCACTAGCCAATGAAGTAACGCCACCAGTAACTAAATCATTTACAATTACTAAATAATCGCTGGCTATTTTTGTAAATTCATTTAGCGGGGCGTAACCATTGGCTACGCCTTTTTTAGTTTTATCTTCTTTGGCACTGAACAATGTGGCGTGAGCAACAGCATCCGTTTTATGTGCATTAAACTGGTCGTTTTCAGTTTTAGCATTCAAAACACTTGTAAGACCTGAAATACTACTTTGCGGTATTGGCTCTTCCTTGTTCCAAAAACTACCCCACGAAGCCCAAAATTGAGCCTGTGTAGGTTTTTTACCGGTCATAAACCAGTCATATATCTGTGCTAAATTTGCCATAATTTTATCCTATATATTCAATAAATAATACTACTCTGTACGGGTTCATTAATGAAAAAGCTTGACCGCCTCCGATGGATCCCGTTTGTTTATCTTGAAAATAACCGGCGGCTTCTCCTCCAGAACCATCATTTGACCCACTTTGTACATACGCTCTAAATCCGTGCGTATGCGATGGAATTTCATCTATAGAAAGCGTTTTGCTTTTCGCCCCTCCAATTTCACCCAAAGTATCAAACTCAAGTTGCGTAGCATCAAGACCAACAGGAATACGCCCACGCCAATCTAAAACTTCTTGCCAACCTGTAGGAATATCAAGAGCGGGTTTGTTCCAAAGAACCATCCCACCACCAGATTGAAATACTGCCGTTTTTTTCTCAAGGGAATCAAGACGCACCATTAATTGAACAGCTGGATCAACACGCTTAAAAGCCGTCCACAACCATGATGTAGCAGCAGTTCCAAAAGTGGCATACCGAACAGTGTGAACTTGTTTTACAGTACCATTTTCAAAGGCACGATTTACGGGCTCTTCAATAATGATTACAGTCGAAGTTCCAGTAACGGCTGCTTCCCTAAATTCTAACGGTTCACCATCGATGTAAACAACCCCTTTTTTTACGGTCGCACCTAACAACTCACAACCTGATATAATTGTCAAGTTACCCGCCAATGCTCCAAAAGCCTGAAAGATTTCGAAAGCCGTTTGCAGTTCCTGCAAGCGTTCTGTTTTTAGCGGAAAACCGCCTGTTTGGTTAAAATTTGTTTTATTCATCTATAAAAATATTATAGCGTTTGCCGCCTGCTTTATAAAATTTAATATGTGCGTGTAGCCCATCCAGTTGTGTGTTAAAAAGAGCTTCCTGAACATAGACAATAAAGTCTAAACCTGTGTCCGCAGTTTCGGATTCTGTTCGAAGCCAAATTGTGTCCGGTTCTACCTCGGTATCAAGCCAAACATCTTGCTCTTCTACCTCGGTAAAGATGTACTGCGTTTTGTAAAATTGACCATCACCAATGTAAATCCGCCTTTCCACTGGGTCAAATTTGTCATTGAGCGATCCTCTTAAATAACATATTTGGTTTGTGTGATCTAACTTATAAATATTGTCTATTCGCCAGTTATACCATTTGTAATACAAAGAATTCAATGGCTTTAACAGTATTTGAGCCAAGGCAGAAAGAGACGGTTTTCGCATTACTGTTGGAAGATTATCCAACACAAGTATGTTCCAGTCTATTTTATACCACATAATTGACATTATCAAAAGTTACAATCTCAAAATAACCGCTTTCCGCTATTTTTGAAATAAAAATTGGTTGAGGAGTCCCATAGCCATTTAGAGCAGGATCGATCCAAGAACTTTCGGCACTTATTAATGTGGCATCTAAAACACCAGGTACCATTTGTATTTTATCAATCAATAAAGAAAGTTGCAATTCTCCGTTAAATTTCAGCTCTTTCATAAACTCCTGCAAAGCTTCAACAACTGGGTAATTGGCATCCAGTTTACTCATTCCATTTTCGTCAAGCATTAAGGCATCTCTTTTAATTTGCAAATTCAAATAGAGTTTATCCGCCTTATAATTTATAATGGTAACCTGAACACCCGCCACTCTGATCTCATTTATGTAAGCCTTAATTGCTTCCACTTGTGAGGGGTTGTCAAAATCAGATAAAACGCCGTTCGTTTCTCCCGCTATTTTTAGAATGACACGGCTACTATCTGCCGCTTCGTTTACGGCAGCGTATTTGATTATTTTTGAAAGGGCAATTTGTTCATCAGTAGCGGTACCATTATCAAAATAATCTTTATCCGCCACCAAGTCAAAACCAAATTGGAAGCGCAAAGCCATCGTGCGGTACCAAGGTTTTGTACCTGCTTTTTCATTCGCTAAACGTTCATTGACTTCTTTGGTATGTTGATCAAAAAACAATTCGTGAATAAAAAGAGCCAAAGCCACTATTTCAAAAAGGATATTTTCCAAACTCACAAATGAAAATTCAGCATCAAAGGAAGCTCCAATAGCAAAACCATAATCGGCCGCCAATTTTTCATTAGCCATAAATGGCGTTGTGATTTCTGATTTAATTTGTGTTTTAGTTCTTGCCATTATCCTATTATAAATGTGTTTTCAATTATCATTGCACCAATACCTTCATCAGCTACAATAAGTTCATGGTTTTGTTTTGTTATCGCGGTGGCACATCTATTATTATCGTTAAATAGTGATGAAATAGATTTAATCACCGTACCCGAATAAGTCAATAGGGTGCCAATGGCCAATGAGTCCGTTATTGATACATTATTTTCAAGAGCCATTGCAAAAGCATTATCAGCCGAGCCTGTCATCTCAATTACTTTATCTAAAAAACTTTGTCCTTGGTATACTTTACTTTCCATATTCGGCTACTATTTTAAAAGGTTTCCCCTCAAACAAATCCAACTCACTTACTACCAATCCATCCTTTTTTAAATGCTCCCTGATCTTGTGGCGAAAAGCCAAATAATCCTCACTCAAAACCATATCCTCTATTCCCACTCCTAAATCAGGGTTTGATTTCAGTTCCCCCTGGTGCGCTAATAGCATAAGTGAAATATTTTGTTCTAGTGTAACTCCTATAACCAAGCCAACAACAATTTTGTTGGAGCTGTCACGAATGGGTTCAATTTTTAAATCCAAAATATCGCCTGTGTCGTTATGGTCGTTTACTTGTATCCCTATGCCTTTCATATTGTCTAACTTATGGTTCCGGTTCCGGTTCCTGTGTGACTCGTAGCCGTTCCAGTTGTGGCAACAGTTACATTTACCGTCCCTGATTTTACAAACACATCAATTCCATCACTTAATCGTGTGGCAAATTCCTCAATAGAATTTTCCTCTTTGGTTAGCATATCGGTAAGTATTGCTTTGATCGCTTCTTTTAATCCCGCTTTATTTAACCCCATTTTAACTGTTATTTAAAAGTGTTTTAAACTTTGTGTCCAATGCCGTCAATTTGGCTTTAGTTGAGGCTGCTATTTGTCCTGGTCCCGCTGGTGTCAAAATAATGGCGTTGCTTATTTCTTTTATCAGGTCAGAAACTAAAGCCCCAAAATTGGCGCCGCTCTTTTTTAAAGTTACTTTCCCGGTGGTACCATCAACAACAAATTCAAAATCGCCTTTCTTATATTGAATGCTTTCAACGGCATCAACTTTCAAAACTATCAAACCGCTTAAAGCCCCTGTTTGGCTCATTAATATAACCTCACTATCTAGCTTTGGAACAATCAAAAAATGATCATCATCATCTTCCGAAATAGTCGCTTTCAATCGCACGTCAGACAAAACCAACTCACTCAACAAGCGCACAGTACAAGTGTCATTTTCAACCGATACAACGGTTGCAGTAATCGCTAAATTTGGAGCTATTCCTAAAGCTTCAATCAATGCCTTTTTTATTTCTGCAGATGTATCCATTATTTAACTGATAATTTAACTCCTAATTTTACAGTTCTCTTACAACCCGCTTCACTTACAGAAGTAACAACACCCACTACATAATAGGTTCCGTCCTTTTCTGGATAATCTTCATCCTTAATTTTAGCCGAATACGTGGGTTTCACAAATGGAATTAACCAACCGTCAATACTTCCCTCATACATATCAGCAGAACGGCGAATGAGTTCTGCATTGGCTATTTTTGGCAAATCTTGCGGACTCACAGAACCTACTTTTAGCGTTATCTTTTCGCCTCCTGTAGTTCCTGCTGTATAGCTTTCAACTTTCCCTTTTACATTAGTACTTTCAACTATAACCTCGACTTTACGGTCGATGGCTTCTTTATATTCTAATGAACTTTTTTCAACGTTCACCTGCATGGAGTAAATGACTTCACCGCTTTTTTCTAAATAAGGCGGATGAATATGTAACTCCTTTTTATCCGTGTTGAAATAGATGTTGGCTTTCGTTTCCTCGGCCAGTTTTTTTAAAACATCAAATCCAGTGGCTTGATGAATGACAAACTTTTCGTAAGCAATGTCATAATCACAAACTAATTTATAACCTGGATTAATTTGGGAGAGTAAGGATTGTGCAATTTTAGCCATTGTGGTAGGCTTCATTTCGATATCTTTCACGCCTACACGAAACAAAAACAAAGCATCTTCACAAAGAATTTTCAAAGAACTATCGTTAGTTACTATATTTTGAACGAAGCCCACAAACTCCGTTATCAAACCATCATCATAACCCAATTGTATAACGACTTCTGTACCTCGACCTATTCGTTCTCCAATATTCAAAACCCGATTCATTACGGATTCTGGTAGCGTAATAGTGGCCGTATCGACTAAATTGTCTACACTTTCATCAATATCAATGGCTGCAATCGTTTCGAGCCTGTAGGTAACACCCGCATTTTTAAACTTAACACTCCAGTTAATATCAAACATCCTTATTTATTTTCTTCGATAACTAATAGGTTGTAAAAGTCATCACTTGTTAATTTTAAATCATAAGCCTGCACATTTTCACCTTTTGTGAAAGGAAAAGTATAATCCTCAACAACTACTTTTATAATTCCCAGAATTTCTAGTGGAGCACAATAGATGTAAAACTCTTTGTTGTACTTCAGAAATTCAAAAAGACGTTGCATTTGTTCCCTGGGGAAACAATCCTCAAATTTACCCGTGATTATACTTCCCATTAATGCACCCGTAACCGTAATATCAAAATCCTTTCGATTCCATCGTTCCTTAATTGTACCAATTAATGTATCACCTTGTTTTGCAACATTTCTTTTAATTACGGTATTTCCTGAACTTATCGTAATCATTGGTTCGTAAGGAAACAACCATCTTTGACCATTTTCAGTCAAGCTAAAAGACAACGGAAAAAACTGTTGATCTTCTGGAATTGGCAAATCAGTTTGGTTGATTAAGAAAGCAGTATTAAAATTCTCATGTGCAATCACACTTTCATTTTGAAAGGGTAGAAAAGGAATTCTAGGTAAAACATGTTTACTTAATTCATTTTGTACTAATTGTGTACGTTGATACGTTTTAATATTAGCCGTACCCATTAAACTACCGAATAGTATATCTTTATCTGTTAGCATAATTATCCTGTTGCTGTTGTGGCCATTGCCAAAATTCTTAATAATTCGTCAGCCACTTCGCTGCCTGCTTTGTTAGCTGCATCTTTGCCACTTATCACTACATCTTTCAAACCGTTCAGCTCTTTGATGGTGATAGTGATATAATTGTGTTTGGTACCGCCTGTGGCAATGGCTTCGTTTGATTTTTTAGCACTTGCAGAACCTCCCCCCGAACTTCCCGCTCCACCTTTTCCAGCAGTACCAGGAATAGTTCCTGCGTCGGCAATGCCTGCATCATCTGTTTTACTCTCTTTTTTCCATTTTACGGAATCATAAGCCGCTTTAAATTCCATTCCTGCTGCGACTGCAGTAGAAGCAGCCTTTTTATAGCCCGCTTTGATAGATTCTTTCCGAGCTTCAACATCGCTGTTTAGTTTGGATATCTCAGCAGAATTGGCTTTGCTATCGCCAAGACCTGCCATATTTTTAAACTTATACCATGCAATTTGAATCTTATCAATTCCAATCATAATGCCGTTTACCATAGTATTAAATTGTGCTTTAACAGTTTCGACATAAGCCGTAAACAATAATTTTGCACCAGTAACGGTATGTTTCCAGGCATTACCCCAACCTTCTGTTTTTGAAACCACCCAAACAATAGCTGCTGCCAAAGCCATAATTCCAATAACAACCCATATAATAGGATTCATTGCCATTACAGTATTAAATGCAGTTTGAATTCCTGTCCATACTGCAGTAGCGCCAGAAACAGTCCCAGTCCATAATGCCTGTAGTTTTGTCGCACTGGTTACTGTTGAAATAATGGTACCCGCTCCTTGAAAAATGGGCATTAAATTGCTGAAATCTCTAGCAGTGTTTCCAAGAATATTAGTGTAAGCTAATAAACCATTTGAACCATTGAATAAGGATATTTTAAAGTCATCAATTTGAGCCTGTAACTGCTTGTTTTTTTCTGCAGGGGCTTCCATTATAATAGCTGCCTGCTCATAAGCAGTATTAGTTCCACTCACGGCTGTTGTAAGGCGTTCCGCTTCGTTAATACCCGCAATCATAGCTATGGCCGCATTACTATTTTCTTTACCAAAAAGCTTTGTAACCAAAGCTTGATCTGTCATTATGCTTTTTAGCGGTTTTAATCGCTCTGACAACGAAATAGAGTTATCAGTAAGTTTATTAATGTTTACTCCAGCACTGGTTAATTCTGCTTTTACATCTTTTGGTAAAAAACGACCTTGAGCTAATGTTGCCATTACGTTACGCAAAGCAACACCACCTTCAGCTCCTTTTTTTCCGTTTTTATCAAGTACCTGAATAAATGCATTCGTTTCTTCAAAGGAAACATTTGCCGTTTTTGCAGCCAATCCTGATTGTTCTAAGGCTTGAGCAATTTGTGGCAATTCAGCAGAACCTTCTTTAGCAGATGCTGCCATCACATTGTTCATCTTTGCCATTTCTTTGGATGCCTTTATTGGGTCGGCCAAAGAAACTTGGTATTGATTCATCGCTGTGGTAAGAACGTTTGTTGCAGCAACAGTATCGCCACCCATCAATTTACTTGTAATCGATGCTTCTTTACCCATTGCTTTCAAAGCGATAGGGACTTTTCCTATTTCGGGAGACAATTGCGAAAGAATCAACTTGTATGATTCCGCACTATCAGCTGCAGCACCTCCAAACGTTTTGGCGTTCTCGCGTGCATAACCTTCAATTTCTTTTAATTTGCTTCCCGTTACTCCTGTAATTGCGGATAGGTCATAAAGACTTGTACTCAACTTTATCCCTGGATCATTCATTGCTGTCAGTCCATCGGCTGCAGAACTTATATTTTGAATTAAGTTGTTTAACCGTAATCCATTCAACTGCTTTTGAACTTTGTCAATTCCTGTATGTACATTAGTTTGAAACTTATTGAATGAGGAATTTACCTTATCAAAGTTTTCATTAATTTGTATGATATAGGATAAGGTATTGCTCATTTATGCGTTTTCTTTTTTTCGAATGTATTCCAGTTCTTTGTATCGTTGCGCCCACTCTTCGTCTGACAAGTCATCAGGATTGGCTATACTCATGTAATAGCGCAATTGGGCATTTGTGATGCGAAACCAGTCGTTTTCGTCAACAACTGATGACTCTAGTACTTTACCAGCTCCGCTTTTTTAAATTCAATTACTTGGTCTAGTTTTGAAGAGGCAGCAAGAAACAAACTATCATTTGTTAAAATGTCTTCGTCACCACCCAACCAGCAATTTTTTAAAATCACTTCATTAAACTTCATCGGGTCAGAGCCTACTTGTGAGGCAAAGCTTAACGCTTTACGATCAGGTTTTTTTAAATAGCAAACTTTATCCTCGATTACGATTCCAAAAAATTCACCGTGTGTGGCTTTCCATTCTTCTAATTGTTCAGGAGACGCTGTATTGGTTCCTTCTACTACTTTGTATGTTGGTGTGTTCATTTGTTGTTTTTATTAAATAATCCCGATTGCTCGGGATTATTGATTATACATTTTTCATTCCTAATGCTAAGAATGGTAAGGTTACTGGCATAAACTTGTCGCCTTGTTTGGCAGCTTCTTCTGACTCTGTAAAACTTACTCCAGAAATTCTTTTCGTGCGAATCACATCGCCAGATGATGGATTACCATAACAAATAAGCATATCCACTTTAGCGTCCAGAATATTTCCACCTGCAGCATCTTCCAAGGCATCATAACCAGACTTTAGCAATTCAATCTCACCTTCGTAAGCATCATTTCCGCTCTGAATCGCGAATGGCTGACGGCCTTTTGCATATATTGGCTCTTTTTCACGTTTCTTTTTAGCTTTTACAGCGCGAATCGTCAATAAATCAACTCCTCCCAAAATGACAGTTATATCCGCCCACTCGTATTCTCTTGTATTAAACATATTTTCTAAGAGTTAAGGTTATAGCCTATGGTAAATTCTAGATATCTACCGTAGCCTTTTGGTTTCACTTTTACTTTTCCTTTGATGATTCCAGTAGTAGCCACGTTATTAGTAGTATCTACTAAACATTGTACTCCTGTATCATTAGCTTTAGTCTTGTCAACCGAAAGCTCATTTCTTGCACTCATTTCCTGAGCAATCACTCGCTCCATTTCGGCCTCTATGGTTCTGGCGTCAATTGGCGATAGTTTCCCACCATCTAACAAATCGAAATCATCCAAAACATAGTTGGTCAAGACGCCATTTGCTAAAACATAGGCTTTATCAATAACACGTCTACGAGTTAAGAAATGATAATCATCTTCAACCGTACATGCCAAATGATCATCTACAAAATAGTAACCCGATTTCCCTACGTGAGTAGTCAGGGTAATAAGTCCTTTGTCATACAAAGCATCAATATTGACTTGCTCAATTGGTGTGTCCAGGACAAAGAACTCTAAAGGTTTCAATGCGCCATCTCTAACACGACCTACATTTACATGTACTTGGTTCTTAGCGATACGACCTCCTAAAACTCCAACTGCAGCACCTTTGGAAGCTGTTGTACCAGTTCTGGTTTCGGTATCACCAATTAAAACCGCAACACGGTTGTAAGTGGTTGCCGAAAAGCCTATTAGATCGGCAGGAACTCCCGTATAATTGTAGCCTTCGATAACAAAAACAACTGGGTGTATTTTGTTTATAGTGAAATTATCAGCAATATTTTGAGCCGCCGCTAATGTGGCAGGAAAACCCGTTCTTATTCCTGCAGTAACCACCATTTCTGCAACGCTTGGAGCATATTTCAACAACACAAAACGGATTCGTCTGTTTGATGCCATTAATGGAACTTCACTTGCAGCCACTAATTGATCTAAAGTTTGGGTTTTGGCAACGCCATAAATCCAAAGCTCAGTACCGTCTCCCGCTTCAGCATAAAACTCCTTGATGGTTTTGTGCAATTCATAGTTAGAAATTCCACCTATGATGCCCAATTTTTCGGCTTCTTTCAAACTAAACACTGTATAAACAGTATTTAAAGCAAAAGTTCCGTTTGCCACGGCACTTGCCACAATAGAGCAAATTCCATCGGGGCTTGTAGCGACAACACCAAGGTTGCCATTTTCAAAGCCTATACTTACTTTTGGTTTTCCCATTATTCTTGAGTATTAACTCCTTCTTGTGCGCTTGCTTTCGCCGCAACTAACAAAGGAAAGATTGTATCTTGTTTAGCGTTTTCCGCTTCTAATCCTAGTGCTTTAAATAATTTCAAGGCCTCAGGATATTTAGTGGTTTCGGGGTCAAATTCAGCTAAGGACTTCACTAATTCGGCTTTGATTTCCGCTTCCTTTTCGACTTGAGCGGCATCGTCAGCTTCTTTTTGCGCTTGCGTTTCTTTTGCTTTTTCTTCCGCCTCAAACGCTGCCATTTCCTTATCGTCTTCGTTCATTTCTTCCGGATCAACTACCTGTAATTCCTTTTCGTTAAAAACAGGTTCTACGCTTTTATCCTTTAAGGTTTTTGCGTGGTTCTTTGCGTCAGTCTCTTGATAAAATGGCGTTCCGTCCGAAGTGATGTACGCTTTCTTTAAGTCTGGATTTGTTTCAAAAATTTTGTGCATGATTTTATGTGATTTTAGATTTTACAAATAGCCAAACCGCTAATAAAAGCGAAAGCATGGCGAAGATTCGAAATAGTTTAATTTGTGTTTCCTGCCACCAAGTCAGTTTATTTACTTTGACCGGTACCCTGACAACTTCATTACTCGTTTGATGTGTGTTTTTATAATGAGCGAGTAATTCCTGAGCTCGTGCTTCACAGTCAATTTTCAACTGGTTGTTATCTAACCGAACCTTTGGGCTGTTTAATGTGCGCCCTGGTTCGGCTTGAACAACCTGCTTTATAACGACTTTACCGTTTTGACATTCTAATAATGCCTGATAAGAACTGCTGTCTTTTTCTATCTTAAAAATGGTGTCGTGTACCGTTTCTTTGATGGTGATGGTTTGTGATCTGTTTTCAAACGTGGCGGGCTTCGAACTTCCGCAAGAAGCCAGTACCACGAGTGAGAAAAACAACAACACAATGTGTTTTAGTGATTTCATTAATACTCTTTTTTAGCGTCAAACGAAGGACATTCTTTAATGCGCTCCCAACTTTCAATGATTCCGTTTTTGTTCAAATCGGGTGAAAAGTCACGATGTCCTTGAATGATAATTTTGTTTGTGTTTGCGTTTTTCTGTAACCATTGCTGAGCCTCTTTAATACAACTTTTAAGGGCTGTTTTTTGGGCTTCCGTTCGGGTGTCTTTGGCTTTCCAAATTGGTTGTTGCGCCGTTCCCTTATTTTCAACACCTCCTACATAACAGATATTGATTGTTTGCTCGTTGAAACCTAAAACACCGTTTGATGTTTTGCTAAAATCAAGTAGCTTGTGTATTGTTCCATCCACTTCAATTAAGCGGTGGTATCCAGGAGACTTCCATCCTTTGGTTTTCCAAAAAGCCTCTATTGATTCCCGCTTGCCGAAACCAGCCGAACAATGAATAGCGATGTATTTTATTTCTTTAGCCGTTCTCATGCTTTTCCGTTTAACTGTTTGAACTTCTTTATTTCATTGATCAAAGTTTCGTTTGACACCATTAACTCTTGTATGTGCTGACGTAACTGTTTTTTCTCAATATCTTGGCTTTCAATTATTTTATCCCTTTCAGCTACTTTAATATTGAGATTATCGATAATTTCAAGGCATTGATTAATTCTTTTGGTGGCATCGTCTAGTAAGTTTTGATAAAACAAAGCTGACTTAGTCCCATTATCAATCTCAGTGCTTTTGCGACTAAAAAACCAAGTAATCAAAGCGGCAAAAAATGCGGTTAGCGTGGGGTAGATAAATTGTTCCATTAAGGTGTTTTAAAAAAAGGCTACTACATTTTGCAGTAGCCTTTTGTTATAGGTTCTAGTTTTTGGCACTAGTAGATTGATCCAATGAATCTGCTCTCAAACGGCAACGCCATAAAGTAATGACGGTAGTTTAAAAGGTTAGCTTGGTTTCCAGTATCAGTAGATGCTGCAGTAAAATACTGTTTTGTTAAACCAGTTTTCTTTGCAATTCCACCTTTCCAAAAAGCAACAGACCCTTCACGGTCTCCAACTGCTTTAACAGCTCCAAATGCTTTTTTCACACCCGCGCTAGTGTACAAAGGATTTCCGTTATATTGGAACAATTCAAAACCTGCAATCATTGGCGCTGGCATTCCAGTTCTATAATTAACAAGTTGATCCCCAAAGTTTTTACGGTCAATTAGCAAGTCGTTCCAATGCTTAGTTGACAACACGATTCTTCTTTCGGTTGGATCAACTTCATCAGCATCGAATTTATCTTTAAGCGCAACAAGGTCATCATACTGCAAAGTTGCTATGCCTCCAACTGCCGTTCCTGTAGCTGCAATTACTGGTGTAGCTGCTGTTGTAGAAGTTGGCGCAATAGAGTGAATTGCTTTTTTGAACTTTTTAGTTAAAATCGCTCTGACATGACTACGAGTTGTAGCGTCAATTTTATCATAAGCAGAACCTATGATTTGGTCATCTGAAACCGAAGTGGCTTTCGTTTGATACTTGTCAATAGACAATACCACCCCATCATCGGAATACGCTTGAATTGGAATTGGATAAACATTATTGTTTACCAATACATCTGGATTAAAATTCGCACGTGGAATATTAATCACCGTAAGCTCAGATGCAGAACCCTCTTCAAGAACTGTAAAGTCAGCATCAAGTTCTGGAATCCCGTCTAGCCAAGGCGCAACGGATTGGTTGGTTATATTTTGAATAACCCTTTTTACCCAAATTTCTGGAAAATTCATATTTTCTTATTTAATTGATTCTACTAATTTTTTGTACTCATTTGGATTGTCCGCCTTGAATGACAGTTGATCACCAACTGACAACTTTTGGAACTCATCCATAGTTGCTACCGTTGGAGCTCCTCCGGTTCCTCCTGGAACAATTACACCCGCACCCAAATTTTGTTTTGCGGGGATAGAATCCAATGTGGTTTGCAACACTTCAGGTGAAGTAATTCCCAATTGTACAAAGGCTTCTTTTTTGTCTGCAGGGATTTTGCCCTGAGTGATTGCCAAATCAACATTTTGGGTTGCGGCTAATTTTACTGCAGCTTCTTGAGCTTCTTTGGCAGTTTCTGCCGCTAATTTTAGCCCTTGATTTTCGGCTGTCAAGTCGGTTACTTGTTTAGATAAGCCTAATACTTTGGCTTCTACATCAGCAACATCGAGTCCATCCTTTGGCTGGTCTTTAAAGCTTAAAGCCATAAGAGCCGCTACGCTTAAAATGATTTTGTTCATATCTGTTTTTGAGTTTAAATTTTCAGGAATTCCGTTTATTTTTTCGGTTACGGATAAGCAAAGAGATTTTACATCCTCTTCTTTCATGAGTTCGCCATCTACACTATAAATGGCAATTGCTCCTTTATTTGATGGTACTGGAATAATAGAACCTTCCGCTAATTCACATTCCATCATGATGAGGCGGTCGCCTACTTTTTGAACACTATCCCAATTAGGAATAATACCCATCGAGCAACCTTTTAAATAGCCACGATCTACTTTACCGGCTACGTCTTTACCTAGATTCGTTTCTTCATCGAAATGGGGTTTTAGTTTTAATAGTCCGTTTTCTTTCAAGGAGTCAGACCAGTTCCCAATAACATTTTCATTCGAGTTTATATGGTTGTTCAACATGACTGGATTATCATTGAAGCGATCCATTTTAATTCCCAAAGTATTAATGTAAAAACCATAAGAGTTTCTCACATTTTCGTCATTAAAAACAAAGTATTCTGGTCTGGCCATTTGTAGGTGTTTTGGTCGGCAGTTCTTGCCTTTTGAGATGACAAAGATTAGTCAAACACAACTCTCAAAAAAACAACAGCACAGTAACCGAACACTTGTGTTTGAGAACCTTACAGAGTTGTAAAGCAAGTAAACAGTAATTTTTTTAAAAGCCTCTTATCTGTCAACTTTGCTATTAAATACGCAAATATGGGAGTCAAAAAACAGGTTGAACATGACCTAGCAAAAAGGTATTACATTAATGACGGGCTCAGCCAAAAGGAAATTGCCGAACGTTTAAAGCTTACTGAGAAAACGGTTGGCACTTGGGTAAAAAAAGGAGATTGGGACAAAGAGAAAGTATCGTTATTAGTAACTAAGGACAGTCAAATCACTGCATTATATGGTCAATTACAAGCCGTAAATGATGAGATAAAGACACGCCCGGTTGTTCGTGATATTCCCAACTTTATGTTGAAACCTATAAAACTAAAAGATAGCTACGGGGACGAAAAACTAGAGTATCCTGTATATAAAGCTGAAGACTACCCCATTTTGATTGGAAACTTTCCAAATTCAAAAGACACGGATATGATCTCGAAGTTGACCACCGCTATTAAGCGATTGGAAACGGAGACGAATATTGGTGAAACCATATCAGTTGCTAAAAATCTAGTTCTTTTTATTAGAAGTATTGATTCTGCCTTTGCTAATCAGTTAACGACCTATTGTGATGCCTTTATCAAACAAAAAATGAGCGATGGCACTAAGTAGAAAAGATAAAGAACAAATTTTAGCTTGGGATGCCTTTGTAGTCAATCAATACAGAGCAACGCCCGTAGATTTGAATGAAACGGCAACCGAAAAACTAAAAAGGATTGCGCATTTAGAAAAGCATCCAGAGGAATGGTACAAGTACTATTTCCCAAATTTCTATACCTCAGAGCCAGCAACTTTTCACAAAAAGGCAACTAAGCGAGTTCTGGACAATCCCGAATGGTATGAGGTGCGTTCCTGGGCTAGAGATTTATCTAAGTCTGGTCGAACCATGATGGACGTTCTTTTGTTAACAATGACGGGTAAAAAAAAGACTATAATTTTAGTTTCTGCCACTTATGATGATGCCGAAAGGCTTTTAAAGCCCTACAAAACGATATTCGAAGTTAATGACCGTTTAAAAAACGACTATGGAGTACAGGAGGCTTTAAGTGGTTGGGCTGAAGGTGATTTTACGACTAAGAAAGGCGTTTCATTTAGAGCCGTTGGTGCGGGACAATCCCCTCGTGGAACTCGTAACGATGCAGCACGTCCAGACTTGATATTGATTGATGATATTGACACGGATGTCGATTGTAATAATCCTGAAACCATTGAAAAAAAATACCAATGGATTGAAACTGCCTTAATTCCAACCCGTTCCATTTCGGTGCCGTTATTAATTATTGCCTGTGGTAATATCATTGCTAAATATTGCTGCATTACTGAAATGGCAAAAAAAGCCAACATTCACGATATCGTAAACATTCGAGACGAAAAAGGAGTATCTACATGGCCACAACGTAATACAGAGGCGTTGATTAATTTGGCTTTTAGAACAATGACCACGAGTGCCATTCAAAAAGAGTATTTCAACAATCCCATTCGTGTTGGTAAATTATTCAAAAAAGTACATTGGGCTAAATGTCCACCGCTTCGAGCTTGTGAACATGTGTTAGTTTATTCTGACCCAGCCACGAGTAATAAAGACAATAAAAATAGCTCTCGAAAATTCACTGGTGTTATTGGGTACCGACAAGGAAACTTTTATTTATACAAGGTTTGGCTTGATAACATGACCCAACAGACATTTGTTAAAAATCTATACCATGCACACGATTGGGTGAAGAGTAAAAAGGTGGACACCTTCAAAACTTGGATTGAAAACAACTCATTACAAGACCCTTTTTGGGAACAAGTTCTAAAACCTTTAATAAAAACAGTCGCTAAGCTATTAAATAGAATCCCGCTGTTTATGTCATTAGACAGAAGGAAAAAAGATGATAAATACACTCGTGTAGAGGGAACTTTAGAACCGATACACAAAGAGGGCTGTCTGTATTTCAACATTGACGAAATAGACAACCCGAGTATGAAAACAATGGCGGAGGAATTTCTAGGAGTAGCACCCAATTCAAAAATGATGGACGGCCCCGATGGATTAGAAGGTGGAGTTTGGATTATTCAAAACATAGCGAGCAAAGAAAATTCACAGTATGTAGTAGGACACATTAACAATCGTAAATATTAGAATTATGAGAAAAGTAATTTATCAAGTAGGTGTTGACTTTTTAGGCTTTCCGGTTTATGTGGAACATTATATATACCAGGACAAATTAAAAGATGTTCAACACGGAAAAAAGAACCATTGGGTGCGGGTCGTTGAAAAAATAATAAAACAGCATTAATATGTTTATAAATAAAGAAGATTTAGGCAGTGTGATCTATAATTACCAGCTAGACCAAATCACAGAAGGCAATGATGATTTAGTCGCTCAAGCCTGTAACGCTGCTATAGAGGAAGCTAGAAGTTATTTAACCCCAAATACTGACAACAAAAAATGGTTGGATGGTAGATTATTGTATGATGTAGAGAACATTTTTAATAAAGTAGGGAACGACCGCCACTCCTTAGTTGTACAACATTGTTGCACCCTGGCAAAGTGGTATGTAGCAGAATTATGCAATGCCGACTTTATCTATGAAAAAGCAAAAGACCGTTATGACCGAGCCACCAGTTGGTTCACAAAAGTGGCCACGGGAACGATCAACGTTTCCTCATTACCACAATTGGTAAGAGACGAAACAACAGCAGGCGACAAACAACCTTTTGAATTTGGTTCAAGAGCAAAATTTAATCACGATTATTAAGATGGGAAAAATTACAGATTTTATAAAAAACCCGTTTGGGCAAAAGCCTGAAACGGTAAACCTTGGAGTAAGTGGTAGCACTAAGCCAGGGAATAGTTACATTCAGAATATTGTACCGAAAACCATTAGTCAAACAAGACAGGACATTAAGATCTGGACTAATGCTCAAAATATGGCAATGGTAGAAGAGAATCCAAAATTCTTTCCTATCCAAAACCTGTATGATAACATTATGAAAGATTTACACCTCCAGTCTCAGGTCAATAATAGAATGCTTAAATCATTGAGCCGTCCCTTTAGTATCAAAAATGCCGATGGAAAAACCAATGATGATTTAACGACATTGCTCCAGGACAAAGGTTTTGTTTTTCAAATCAATAAAGCAATTTTAGAAACAGTGTATAGACGTCATTCGTTGGGTGAGTTCTCGTATAAACTCGTAAACAATGAGCCTGTTTTAACCTTTGACACTATACCACGTCAAAATGTTGACCCAGTAACCGGCTATATTTATTATGACTATACCGATGATAAAAAAATCAAGTATAGAGAACAAAAAGAATACGGTTCTTGGCTAATTGAATTTGGCGAAAAGAACACCACTTTAGGCTTATTGGATGGTTGTGTACCAATGGTATTATTCAAACGCTTTGGCGGTAGTTGTTGGAGTGAATTGTGTGAGATTTACGGAATCCCGCCACGAGTTATGAAAACGAATACTCAAGATCGAGTAATGGTCAATCGTGCCAAACAAATGATGGCTGATATGGGTTCAGCTGCTTACTTTATTATTGACGATTCTGAAAGCTTTGAGTTTGCCAAAGGTGTGAATACTAATGGAGACGTATATTCTAACTTATTGCAGTATTGTAACAATGAGTTATCAATGGGAGTTTCTGGAACCGTTGTAGGTCAAGACACTAAAAACGGTTCAAACGGCAAAGAAAAAACCTCAATTGGAATTCTTGACGACCTTGTAGATAGTGATTTATCGTTAATAGAACAATGCTGGCGTGATACAGTGATTCCTGCTTTGCAAGTGTTAGGGATTCTACCTCCAGGTGTATTGTATAAATATGATGCAACCGAAGACTTAGGCGTACTTTGGAAAATGGTAACGGAGGCGGCTAACTTTTTAGAAATTGACCCTAAATGGGTAGAAGAAAAATTTGGCATCAAAGTAATAGGGACTAAAACGACAGCGGCACCAGCCAACTTATCACTTAATCTAGGTGACGGTTTTTTCGTCTAAGCCCTGAATATTTTGGGGCATTGCATTTGCGAATTTCCAATTTGTACGATTGTGGTTGTGAAGACTGCAAGTCAAAATCTGGGCACTTGAATTTAGCCATTAATGACTCGTTTAAAAACCTTTTAAACACAGGTAAAACGGCCTTTGAACGTTTGCACGAGATTGGTAGTTACAGACCTGAAGACTTACAAAAAGAGAAAGCCTATAAAGATTTGATGAATCAAACATTTGATGCTTTCAATTTTGCCATTACTGACAATGATATGCCGGAAGTGATGCGAAATGCACTACAGGATAACGCTCGCTTATTTGGCGGTCTAAAAACAAACGCCCAACTTTTTGAAGCTTCAAAACTATTGTTAGATAAAAACGGAAATTTGAAACCTTTCAGTCAATTGTCGCATGAGTATGACAAACTGAATATAACCTACAACAAGAACTATTTAGAAGCTGAATATGAGTTTGCTGTTGGTTCATCACAAATGGCGACCAAGTGGAATGAGTTTGGCGATAATGATCGTTATGAGTTGCAATACCGTACAGCGGGAGACAACCGAGTGCGTGCGGAACACGATGCATTAAGAGATATAACTTTACCAAAGTCTGATCCGTTTTGGAACTCATACACACCACCGAATGGTTGGAATTGTCGTTGTACTGTGGTAGAAGTCTTAAAAGACAAATATCCAACTAGCGACAGCGAAAAAGCAATTGCTTCAGGTGAAAAAGCCACAAGCCAAATAGGCAAGGACGGCAAGAACCGTTTAGAAATTTTTAGATTTAATCCTGGTGCAGAAAAGGTAGTTTTTCCTCCAGCGCATCCTTACGGAAAAGTGAAGGGTGCAAAAGAGGTAGAAAAAAATATCAAAATAAATAAGAAGTCTTTTCAAATTACTGAGGATGCAATAAAAGATTTAAGAACTAGAAATATTGAAATTGACTATTCTAGTAAAGGTCTTGATTTTTTTAATTCTAATTTTAAGGGCTTTGATTTTAGTGAATTTGACAATTCAATGTCTCAAATAGCTAAAGATAACAAGCTTGTATTTTCATCAAAAAAAATAAGTCTACAGGATGATTACTTTATCACTACTCATAGAACTGATGACGGGTTTTACTTAAGTAGAAAGTATTATTTTAAAGAAGGTATAAAAACTGTTTATCATGATTATTTTAAAGTTCCATCAAGCCTGCAAGGCAATGGAATTTCTAAAAAAGTATTTCAGTCATTATATCAACAATATAAAAACGCAAAAATTGCGCAAATTGAGGTTTTCGCTAATATAGATATCGGGGGCTATACTTGGGGCAAATATGGCTTTGCTTGTAATTCAGCAACAGACATGATTACGATTAAAAGAAAAGCGAAAAGACTTTACGAAAGTGGACAACTAAATGAAGTTCAGTTTAAAGATTTTAGTACAAAAACAAAAAAGGGAAGTAATGGACTGTACCCCATGTACAAGGTAGCTTATACAAATTATGGTAAAAAAGTTTTGTTAGGAGAAAATTGGCATGGTATACTTAATCTAAAAAGCAGGGTGCAAAGAGCAATTTTTGAGGAATATTTACTTGGTAAGTAACTTAAATTCGTCTTCAAAACTTTTGATTTGTACTTCGGTAAGTTCATATAAAGAAGTGATTTCTTCATAGCTATAACCAAGCTCTTTCATGTCAGTTAGTGCCATAAAAGCAGTTAATTTAATATTAGCTTGAGTACTAATATTAAACTCAGAGTGCATTTGTGTAGTTAATTCTTCTTTTGACATAAGTACAAAATTAGTAAATGTTATTTGAATAACAATGATTTAAGTGTAAAATAAGTATGCAAGACTTTATAAAAAACATTCTCTCAGATGTACGCATTGAGCTAACAGACGAATTCGACAGAAATTTTGAGCGAAAAGCCTTCTTTGATAAAGCTTGGGAAAATTCAAAAATCCCAAACCATAAAGGAAGCCTTATGATGCGTACTGGTAAATTGAGACGTTCCATACGATCAAAACAATCTAATAATGATATTACCTGGTCCAGTAGTTTGCCTTATGCAAGCCTACAAAATGAGGGCGGTGAAATTATTGTAACCGAAAGAATGAAACGCTTCTTTTGGGCGATGTTTTTCAAAAGTGATGGAGCTATCACAATGAAAAGAGATAAAGACCAGCAAGTTGTGAATAGAGATACGGCTAGAAACAAAAGATTGACAGGCGAAGCGGCAATGTGGAGAGCCTTAGCCCTGCAAAAAGTAGGTGCTAAAATGAAAGTCAAACAACGGCAGTTTATTGGTGATCATCCACAACTGCGCCAACGGGTTGAGCAAGTAGTTGACCGCAACATGAAAGATTTAGAAAAAGAAATATTTAACAAACTCAAACGATGAGCAAGATAGTATTAGAAAGTATTCAAAGTAGTTTAAGCACTATTCCTGGAATGAAATATGTAGATGAAGATTGGGGACAACTCGATGATTATTCGCCCAATCCGCCCACGCAATTTCCTTTGGCGTTGATAGATATTGGAGCGCTGCAGTATAGTGATATTGGAAAAGATAAAACGGCCACACCTCAAAATCGCCAAATGGCCACAGGTACTATTGTGATAAGTATTGCTAATCTCAAACTAACTAATACAAGTGCGAGGGCCCCACAACCACAAAAGGATAAAGCTTGGGCTATTTGGGACATCGTACAAAGTGTTCATGCAAAACTGCACGGTGTAGTTGTTGGTGGTTCTGCAGGTGCTATGATGCGCACCGCCATGAGAAAAGTGAAAAGGGATGATGGTATTCAGGAGTACGAAGTGACTTATACTATAGGAATGACAAATGTTTAATTAAACAATCTTGTTTGAATAGCTATTAAATCCTCGATCTTTTTAAGTTCAGAAGTGACTGGAGTACAAAGCACTTCGTAAAGTGTTGTTCTTGAAATGGGATAAATTGGGCAAATGTATTTGCGCCATACAACTGTTGTGGGAATATCCTCAGTCTTGTGTTTTTGGTACAGCTCTTTGATAAGTCTGTAACGTAACAGCTTATTGCGTTGAATACCAAGACTACGATTTAGGGATACAGACATATAAGCAAATGTAAATAGTTTTTATCTATTGTGCAACACAACTTTATATAAAAAAACCCGATTTTTATGTCGGGTTTAGGATTTACTTTTTTTTATTAATCCCGTAGGTTGTTTCATAATTTGGATTCATATTTCCTTTACCTATTTTTATTTTATAAAGTCTTGGAGTAACGCCTGAAATGGTTATATAATCGCCTAAAAGTTCTTTAAAAGCAATATCTCCTTGCTTATAACCGCCAATTTTCACTGTTCGTGGCCAATAGTTTAAAAATAATTCAACAATTAAATGTGGAGTTCCAGTAATTTCAACTGAGTTTATAATCATCACTTCATCAGCATCATAAGCCCCAATAATATCCGTTCTTTTTGTAACCAAATATTTTACTGTTAGATATTCATTACCATTTGAAACTTTGGGAATAAAAGTTTCTGTAACATCTGTAGCCCCAATTTTAAAAGATTTTGAAGCCATTCCCATATCCGACTGTAAATAACTACTTAATTGCGGTCCCGAATAGTTAAAATCCATCTTCCGGAAAAGTGCTAGATTCCTGTTGGTTTTAGAAAAAGCGTATAAGCTTCGTTGCAATACATCATAAGGATTCTCTTTTTCTGAAGAAACTACAACGGGTTTACTTTTAGCAATATTTTCTATACTATCCTGCCTTTTTTTCTCAAGTACGAATTTTTTAATTCTAATGCTTTCAATACTGTCCTTTACTCTTTTTTTACTCTCTACAACTTGATTTTTATAGCACAGTTGGGCTTGCCACCATTTTTCATAACAATCAATACAAACAATCTCGTTTGCTTTTTTTTGTTCCTTCTCTGATAGTTTACTTAAAGGATCTTTTATGAGCTGAATGTATGGGTCATTTATTTCTATATTATTGGAATTCAATTTAGATTGATTCCCTTCTAAAAAGTGCTCTACTAATTTAACCTTAGTAGCAACTTCGCTACTTACCGATACAAGTTTCTTAAAATTCGCATCAGATATTTTATATTGTTCTTGCGAATAGGCAAAACAACAAAACAGCAATAAAATCAACAATTTTTTCATAATTTAATTTTTTAATTATATTCAAATGTAGTAATAATATTAATATTTCAAATCGGTCCAGAGAAGACTTTTACCTTACAAATATTTATTAAAGCTAAAAAAAGCAGCAAGTTACTATTGTTCACAAGCTGCTTATAAACGATTATCACCCCTGATAGCATATTTTATATTATATTATCGTTTTGGGTTTTGCTATTTTACCTCATGATATTGTTGTTTTATTTAATTAAAATTAGGAAATGTTTAAATATCCTTTGTTTTACTGCGTCGGGATATTTTATCGATTATAACTTGCGCTAGTCGCCATTGAAAAAACGGCGGCTAGCTTAACAGTTATAATCGTTTACTTACTCGTTTTTTTAGTAGCTAAATCTTTTAACATTGGATTAAAAACCCTGCCCACTTTCATTGCTATTTGAGGGCGTTCGTCTTCGTAACGTTTCTTATTGATGTAAGTAGCGAGGTGTAATTTACCAATGCCCGGGTTTTTCTTTAAGTGATCGAGATAAAACGGAATCTCAGTAAAGCACTTTATTATTTCGGCGGGCTTTAGCTTTTTAAATTGCTTTTCGGCGTCTTGGCGGCTTACTTTGTAGTCGAACAAGTTCCAGAGAGCATCAAAGGATAAATCAGCGGGTGATACTGTGACTAGGAATACTTTGGTATATTTTTCGTCTTTCATCCAGATGTTTATCATTATTTTTTCTTCATCTGGAAATCTTGGTTCTAGCTGTGCTAATAACTGTTTTGCATTCTCAAACTTTACTCCTTCGGGCAA